TAATGGCAAACAAACTATATAACACACAAGTAGCTAACTCAAGAGTAGCTCTTAAAAAAGGTGGCTTCTTAAAAAAAGTCGGTAAGGCAGCAGCAGGAGTAGGTGCAGCTGTTTTAGCAGCTAAAGGTTTTAGAAAAAAACCAGCTGGTAAGAAAAAAGATGCAGTAGACAAATACTTTGCTAAAAAAGGTATGTCTCTTAAAACAGGAGATGCAAGTGCAGCAGAAGCTATGGCTAAATCAGATAGAGATAAAAAAATCTTTAGAAGAGGCTTAGATAAAATAGCAGCAGCTGGTGGTGTTTCTAAATTAAAAGCTGGTGGTAAAGTAAAACAAAGTAAAACAGGAGATGCTCAAATAGCTGAGAGTAACTATCCAAAAACTGATTCAGCAATTAAAAGAATTACTAATAGTAAGGCATATAAAAAAGCCGACTACAAAGGTAAAACTGAAATGTTAGGTGGAAAAGTTTATACAATGGCAGACATGGAAAAAAGAATCGGTAAAAAATTTGGTGGTTCTTTAAAATCTGTACCAGCTGACAAAAAAGGCTTAGCTAAGTTACCAACTAAAGTTCGAAACAAAATGGGCTTTATGAAAAAGGGTGGCAAGGTTAAATAATGTGGAACTGGATAAAAAATTTATTCAGTTTTAAAAAAGAACTTCCTGTAATTATCACAGAAGAGGTTAAAGTTGGACATTGTGATAACCATTTTAAATACAAACATAGATGTCCTGATTGTGTAGAGGTAGCTAATGGCTAAACTTTGTGCAAAAGGAAAAGCAGCAGCGAAGCGTAAATTCAAAGTGTACCCTTCGGCGTACGCAAACATGTACGCATCAGGTGTATGCTCTGGTAAAATTACACCAGGTGGAAAAAGAGATAAAAAAGCTAAAGGCGGCTTGATCAAAGGTCAAGGTTGTGAAATCAGATAATGGGTTTACGCAAATGGGTACAAGAGAAATGGGTAGACATTGGAGCTCCGAAGAAAAACGGAAAATATCAGCCGTGCGGGAGATCGAAGGGGAGCAAAAGAAAATATCCGAAATGCGTACCACTTGCCAAAGCCACACGAATGACAAGTTCACAAAAGGCATCTGCTGTCAGCAGAAAAAGAGCAGCCGGTAATCCAGGCGGCAAACCTACTAACGTTGCAACTTTTACAAAAAGAACTAAAAAAGCTAAAGGTGGATCTGTAGGTAATAGTATGATCAGACAAGCTCAAAGAAATTATAGAGGTAGTTATATCTCTGGAGATTTAGGTGGAGTAAAAGTTTCAAATCCTAGTTTAGCAAAATATTATGGAAAGAAAATACTCCCATGAGAAAAGATTATTTAACAAGAGAAAAATTAGCAGAAGGCGGAATGCCAGCTAGAAATAAAAAAAACTTTAGACCTACAAAGTCTGGAGCAGGTATGACTCAAGCCGGGGTCATGGCCTACAGAAGAAAAAATCCCGGCTCTAAACTAAAAACAGCCGTGACTGGTAAAGTGAAAAAAGGGTCAAAAGCTGCAAACCGACGTAAGTCGTACTGTGCAAGAAGCGCAGGTCAAATGAAGAAATTTCCGAAAGCTGCTAAAGATCCTAATTCTAGACTACGTCAGGCTAGAAAAAGGTGGAAATGTTAAATGCAATAATAAAAAAATACGAAGCGCAAATAGCAGAAGCAGAAGCAACCATAGACATTTATTTAAATAATTCGGTAGGTATTGGAGAACATCCACAACATATCGAAGAGTTAGATAAACTATTTGGTAAAATTGCAGAAGCCGAAGATAAACTTAAAATAGTAGAAAGGTGGGAAGATTAGTGAACTTAGAATCAGTAATAACTAAATTATTAAGAAATCTTAATAAACAAATAGATACTTTATCCATATCAGTAACATCGGGAAATGTTGACAGCATGGAAAAATACAAGTATATAATAGGACAAATAACAGCTTTAGAAGCTGTAAAACAGGAAATCTCTATCCTGCTAAACGAGAAGGAGCAAAACAATGGAACAGTCATCGACATCCAAAACAAACGAGATACCTAAGCATAAAAATGCTTTGGAAGAAAAATATAAAGAACAACCAGAAGAAAAAAAGCTAGTAGACGAAAAAGACAAACTTCCCAATCCAACAGGTTGGAGAATGATTGTTTTACCTTTTAAGATGAGAGAAAAAACAAAAGGTGGAATCGTCTTAGCTGAAACAACATTAGAGAAACAACAAGTTGCTTCTCAATGTGGATTAGTTTTAAGAATGGGTCCAGATTGTTACAAGGACAAAGAGCGTTATGCTGATGGTCCTTGGTGCAAGGAAGGTGATTGGGTAGTCTTTGCCCGATATGCTGGATCTAGAATGAAGATTGAGGGAGGAGAAGTACGTCTGCTAAACGATGACGAAGTTTTAGCAACCATCAAGAATCCAGAGGATCTCTTGCACGAGTATTAAAAACATAGAAGGAGAAAACTATGCCAGACATAGAAGAAAACAAAACAGTAGATATTGATACATCCGGCCCAGGAGCCGAGATCAATGTTACTGAAGAAAAAGATGAAGCAGTTGTAGAAACTGGTTCCAAAGAACAAGAAACAGTAACCAAGGAAATCAATGAAAAAACTAATGAAGACAATAATCAGTCCGATGACTCATCTGAGAAATCTACTGAGCAGCCTGATGTTCAAGCTGGCGAAACTAAAAAAGAAGATGAGAAGCTAGAAGAATATAGTAAAGGTGTTCAAGGTAGAATCGCTAAGCTCACAAGAAAAATGAGAGAAGCGGAAAGAAGAGAAAAAGCGGCTCTTGAGTATGCTAAAGCAGTTGAAGAAAAAAGAGTACAATTAGAATCAAGATTTAAAAAAACTGATTCTGAGTATCTTAAAAAACTTGAAACAAATGTTAATTCAGGTTTAGATTCTGCTAAGAGAGAACTTGCAATAGCAATTGAAACAGGTGATGCCAAATCTCAAGTTGATATCAACAAGAGAATTGCAGAACTTTCTTTTGAGAACGCAAGACTACAAGAGAGAAAACAAAACGCAGAAAGTATGGCGAAAGAAACGCCAGTTAAACTTTCTGATGGTGGAAAGTTACCAGAACAAACTCCATCAGAACTTCCTGAACCAGATCCTAGAGCGGAAGATTGGGCAAGTAAAAACACATGGTTTGGCCAAGATAGAGCCATGACGTTTACTGCTTTTGAAATCCACAAAGATCTTGTTGAGAAAGAGGGTTTCGATCCTAAATCTGACGAGTATTATCAGGAGATAGACAAAAGAATACGTGTTGACTTTCCTAATAAGTTTGGTAATAATGAAAAACAAACCACGTCCAAACCGGTTCAGTCCGTTGCTTCTGCTAACAGAAGTGTAAAACCTGGACGCAAAACTGTGAGACTCACTTCTTCACAGGTAGCAATAGCTAAAAAATTAGGAGTGCCACTCGAAGAGTATGCAAAACAACTAAAAATCACGAAGGAGGTATAAGCATATGACAAATGAAAATAAGAAAACTTCCCGTGCGAACGAAACTAGGTCTAAAACTGAAAGACCAAAAGTTTGGGTTCCACCATCTTCTCTAGATGCACCCCCTGCACCTGATGGATTCAGGTATAGATGGATTAGAGCAGAGAGTATCGGTTTTCAAGATACTAAGAACATAACTGGACGTTTAAGAGAAGGTTATGAACTTGTAAGATCAGAAGAAATCGAAAACGCATCTGACTATCCAGTCGTCGATGACGGCAAATACAAGGGAGTCGTTGGGGTCGGTGGCCTTTTGCTTGCAAAGGTCCCTGAAGAAATCGCAAAGCAACGTCAAGAATACATGAGGCAAAGAGCTGAAGGTATGGACGAGGCAGTACAAAACGATTTAATGAAGGAGCAAGACAACAGGATGCCTATCAACGTAGATAGACAGTCCCGTGTAACCTTCGGTGGTACAAAGAAATAATTTTTTTGTTATTTCTGGTTGAATCATCGATTTAACGTTAACCAATATGGAATAGGACAACACAATGGCAAACAAAAACACACAAGGTTTTGGTCTGATCCCGGGTGATAGATTAGGAAATACTCCTGCTATCTCTGGTCAGTCTAAATACTTTATCGATGCTGCCCTTGCTGGAGCAATCTACAACGGTAGTGCTGTTAAGTCCGCTGCAGGATACATTGTCAATGGACAAGGTTCAGCAGCTCCTGTGGTTGGAGTATTAAACGGCGTATTTTACAATGCGGCTACAACTTTGAAGCCAACATTTGCTAATTTTTACGCAGGTTCAATTACACCAGCTAACAGCGAAGACATAACGGCGTTCGTCAATGACGACCCATTCCAGAACTACATTGTAGCAACTGACGACGCGGTAGCCCAATCTGGTTATTTAGAAACTTATGACATGAACACAACTGCTGGAAGCAGCACGACTGGGAAATCATCAGCAACTCTAGATATCGGAACTACGGGTGCAGACAACAAACAATATAGATTATTAAGATCAGCGGAAGATCCTGAAAATGATACTAACGCTGCTTTTAGATCTGTAATTGTTGTCGCTAACTTGTTAGAACTACAGTCATAATAGGAGTATATAGACAATGGCAATATCAAGATCACAGCTAGTTAAAGAACTAGAGCCAGGCCTAAATGCACTATTTGGTCTGGAATACAAAAGGTATGAAAATCAGCATGCTGAAATTTATACAGAAGAATCTTCTGACAGAGCTTTCGAAGAGGAAGTAATGTTATCAGGATTCGCAAACGCACAAGTAAAAGGTGAAGGTCAAGGCGTGTCTTTTGACAATGCACAAGAAACTTTCACTGCTCGTTACACTCACGAGACCATCGCTTTAGCATTTGCTATCACGGAAGAAGCTATCGAAGATAACCTCTACGATAGATTAGCTTCTAGATACACAAAAGCTTTAGCAAGATCTATGAGTAATG